AGCACTACTCTAAGTCGACAAACTGACCGAGAAATAATTCGCTGAATGATAATCTTAATCTGCGCATGAAAAGCCGTTCTCTGGCAATCGGGGCAACCCGAAGAGACGGTTCATAATTCACATCACGCTACATCCCCATCTAATTATCATGTCAAGCCTACGTCCCTAAAGGAAACGTACGCCAAGCCGAAGCTAATAAATAGTAGAGGCACCAAGCACGATCTATCATAATCCATCCAAATCCGCCAATCTACGTCCCCCTGCGAGAGGAAGACTATTCCCACTTCAAAGACCAAACGTCTCTAAGTGATACTGTCACATGTTTTCTCCGTCGTGAAGAAGGTATGTTATCGAACTACTTTAAAAGATCTATACCTATAATTGTTTGTTGTGTTTTGTATTTAATAATTGAATAATTTGAATTTGTAATTGAATATAGTAATATTTCCGTATATTGTCTCGTTGTGTGTTTATAAAGCTAATTGTGTCGAGAAGTAACCAATATCAACAACCGAAGCCGTAATCGAAGCCGCACTCCCAGCGAATCCAAAATCTAGTACCATAGGTACAGTAGTGGCATTCACTTGAAATACGGTAGAAGCGCGCGTCAAAGCCACGTTGTGAGTTTGACCTGCACCAAATGACTGAGTCACGGTGCCCGCTCCTACAGATACAGCTATGGTTGGGTTGGTATCAGTTGCCGTTGCGCAAGTATACTCTATGAGCCCAATGTATTGACCTGGTGTATAAAATGTTATAAGATCGTTCAAACAATTAATCTGAATACCCCCTGTAACAGTGCCCGCCGTCGTCCCAAAAGGGTCGCCGAGAGCCACTGTCCCGTTGGAGGCATGCCGAAAACTGCTTGCCAAATACTCTTCAGCCAAATCATACTGAGGCGTGATCAACTCTATATCATAAGAAACATAAAGTTCACCAACAATCGAGGCATCAACCATCCCCATAACACCCATTTGAAATGACCCCACATCGGAGGTCTTCAAGGCGTCAGCAGGAGCAGAATAATGCATCCGAACATACCTCTCAGGGCCCAATTTCGCCATTGCCTTTCTATCGGCAACGAATTTGACCTTATCCCACACTACTGTTCGCATCGAACCACCATACGACATCAGTTGCTGCTTCGTAGAAGCCGCAATATCTGAAGGATCGTAGTCCATGCCTAACATCACTGTACCGGCTACGTTACTGCCCCTATCCGGCTCAAACTCAAACGCCAAGCTATGAAACTTATAAGATTCAAAGCGAGACGCAAGAGTCGAAAGCCAAGGGAAAGTATCAAACAGCCCAGGATTAACAGCCCACAATATATTCGAGAATGCTACAGACCCATTGACATCGCGTATATACTCACGATTCCGAACACGGATACTACCATTCGGCAACTGACGAAATTCAGGAGCCTTCTTGTGTATTCGCGTCGATTTCGCAGCAGGTGCGCTAATCTTTCGATCTTGACTCTCCATATTACTTTTATTCTTCTTCTTATTCTTTTTATTCTTCTTTCCATTATTTCCATTATTTGACATCGCAGCTTTGAAAATGCGTAAATCAAATATTCCTTGTGCTAAACACGGGATCCCATAAGCACGATGGGACTGTTCATTGTATAATACTGTTGTTAATCTTCCTTTCTAGGTTTGTTTATCTCCTCTTTCTACACTCCTTCGATCCGTCACTGTTCGGGGTCTTCCCTTGCAGGTAATTCAGATCATTCCATCACCGTCACTGTATCGTCACTCGGACTAACAGGTAATTCAATAATGGCACGAAGCGAGAAATAGCGAGTTCTCCAGGAATCATAACTAAAGATGCGCCGTGCAGTCTCTAGACGATTTGTTTCGTACGGCATTTTCACATATCACCCCACCATATCCAACACCGTGAATTAGGCATTTGATAATAGCAGGATAAAAATGCTATGACTTGAATGTTGTTCACTCAACACGTCACCGTTTTGGGCAATTACATATACAACCCCGTGGAACTTTTAACGAGGTTCCATCTCGAAGAGGTCGCTGTTTAGATGATTTCCTTTGACTCACCACCAATCGATTGAAAATACTCTTGGGCCTCAAAACCCATTTCCATAAGCCGGAGCTCCGAAATCTCTTGCTGCTCAACACGTTGATCAGCATCAAGATTTGGGAGCCACTTCTTAGGCCAGAGCCTCCTCAATCCATTGAAGTAAGCGGCGATCAGACCAGCACCCAGAAGGCGATATAAAATATCAAATTGAAACTGACTTGGTTCAGGATCAATCCTTCCGTCTGCCTTAGCAGCCTCCAGAGAATTATCGGCTCCCTCGACGAAAATGTCAGGCATAAGCTTATAATTAATCTCTGAGACCGCGGTTCTGACCTCCACACCGTTTACTCGAGTAAGAAGAAAAGGTTCGCCGAACCCTCCCCTCTCAACACCCAAATATTCGATGCCGCGACTATCATCTCTTTCCAACTCGTCGTGCTTGAATCCAACACCCTCCCAAGAGTCCTCTTCCCGGGATTTTTGGACATCACCAGCCACAACCAAGTATGGTAATCCGACCCAGATTGGAGCCTCAACTGAATCAAACTTTCTCTTTACAGCAATACTCTTTTTCACTCTGCACACTACAGGTCCGAGCGGCGGACAAGGGGGACAGTGGGATGCTACCAAACGGGCGTTCCACAGTTCCATCACGCGAATCTTTGTCATGGGTTTAAGACGATATTCCTCTTTGAATTTGGAAATCATCACTTTATCCGACGTTGACTTAGCTCCATGGTGAGCCCGGGAAGCATAAGCTAACCGAGCGAGCCACTCATCAGAATCCTCATAACTGTTTTTCACATAATCACCCTCCACCAATCTCCATGTGGCCAAAGCAGCACCAAGCTTGGCTGTCGGTATATCGACACCTTCTCTACGGTACAAAATCATTGCCGGATTGGCAACGAAGCGAGCAGCCATGAGACGCTGCCCCCGAGTGAGTTTCCATGTTTTAGGTCCATGTCTAGGATCTAACCCGAAACCACCGAGGTGCACTGGTAGATACCAGTTCGGCTTATAATAAGGTCCGAACCAGTCTTTCTTCCACCGATGCATCACCGCAGGAACACAACACGCAGCCCACGGAATCAAATTAACCATCTTATTCACATCACGGCAAATCTGAGTAGGCGTCGCCGCGGACGCACCACCCTTTAGACTCACACCAGACACAAATTTTAGATTAAGATAACCCCGACGAACCATTTCTGAACCATTCCCAAACGATTGGAAAAGCTGAGAATTAATCAACGCACCATTCGACGACAAATATTGTTTACCTACGGAGGTTCTAAAACCTGCTTCAGCGGCTACCTGATTGAAAATATCATATAGCTCCTGATCGCATTTAAACAACAAATCATCACCATTCACAATACATTGATTCTTGTACTTCTCATAAAATTCATACGCATGTTCTTCTGTCCACCACCGATCTTGGATGATCTTCGCCCAAGCGTACCGTTTCAAAGCGGTGCGATAGACTGCAAGATTCACCACACAGAGTAAAGGGAAAGAAAGAGGGTGGCCCATCAACTGGCCTTCTCTTATCTCCACCTCCGACCCATCTGGGTACTCTGCCGTACCACTCATAAGACTGAGCCAACCTAGATCAAACCCGGAGAAACCCTTTGCTGCAGAAAAAGCAGCTAGAGTCGCCTCACGTTTAATCAGATCAGTTGCAGCCTCATAATCGACAGACGCCCAATAAGGAAACAAAACACACTCACTGGCAATGCTGTTGACCTTGTTAGTAAGATCCTCATCAAGCATTGTGCTTTCCCCCCGAACCTTCCAACAACGCAGCAAAGCGCCTTGGAGAGGTTGAAGGGCAGTGTAGACGTACCCATTTCCTAAGCTGATGATACGGAATTTTCCAGGTTCAGGGAGGGCTACAATCCTAACACGTAGTCCCCTGTGATCTGGTCCTTCCATTTCCTTTTCAGCCTCTTTCAACACTTTCTTATACTCAGTCTTTCTCCACTCATCAAGCTTGCTATTAAGCTCGGGAAGAGTTACCACGCGCGCCTTGCGCAAGGAACTCCCCAACTGAATGGCTTCGTTAAAAGCTGCTTGATCAACGCCTTGACGGCGGACCAACGCATGCGACTTTAAAC